CTGATTCAATTCCCCACCCCCTTGTTCTATCTCGCGATCGCTCATGCCGCTTCTCTCTCGTTGTCATCCCACAAATGTCGATAGATGTGCCGGCTCAGATCAGCCGAGGCGAAGTGCTGTGCCGGCTTGCCGAACCATGCGATCGAAATCGGATCACGCTCCGGCAGCCGGTTGGCTTCCTCGAAGATCCGGCGAATACGTGCAGCGCGGGCTTGCTTCTGCCGCGTCGATTGCAAGGTTCCCGCCTTGCCTATCGCCCACATCGCCACATCCTTTGAGCGGCCCACACCAGGCTCGTAACTGGCGATATGGCAAAGTCCGTCAGCCTCGGCGCGGCGAAGAAGATCATTCGTCGCGTTTCGGGTCATTCCGAGCGCAACAGCAACTTCGCCCGACGTCATCGGAGTCGCGCCCAGAACGCTTGGCAATTTGTCGATCGGCTTCACGCGGCTCAGACCCATCGAGATAGCCTTCCGGTACACCACGGATGCCGGACGCCCAATCATCTTCGCGACGTCCTCCACGGCCGGTGCCGTGGGGTAGTGCGTCTGCATGATCGACTTCTCTTTGTCACTCCATTGCTTGGCCATTACTTCACCTCCACGATTTGATATCCCTTGACCGCCATCAAATGGCGCGCTGACGTGCCGCGCGGCCTTCTGTTTCTGGCTTGCTCAACAGGCGTTGCCCATCGGCAATTGCCTGGCTCGTATCCTTTATCGTTGTCCGGGTAACGATCAATCGTTTTCCCTACGGGGCGCTCGCCCATGTCGGACAAGAAGTTTTCGAAGATCATCCACGCTTGGCAGACTGTTATCCCTCGACCGCCGTAGTCGATAAATTCGTGGTGGGTCTCATTGGTGCAGCGCTGAATCATGTTTGCCCACGACGCGTAAGTCCGGCTCACCCGCCTGATTGCATGCCCATGTTTGGTCGCGCGCTCCGCTGCCGCCTCCCTCTGCAGGCACCCGCATGACTGCGTGTCTCCGTTGCGCAGGGATACAGACCTAACCTCAACGGCAGCGCCACAATCACAAGCGCATTTCCATATGGAATTTCCTTTGCCAACAACCCCCGTAAAAGAAACGACCAAGAGTCTCCCGAACCTGCGATTACTCAAATCGATTCGATTGCCCATTACTTAATCTCCGTGATAAATATTCCTTTCACCGCAAGGAGATGGCGTTTGATGCGGTAGCCTTCGGTGATTCGTCCTTTCACGTCCTCGATGACCATCTGGCGAGAGATGCTGTCGACATACGTGAAGTCCGCGACGTACTTCAATGCAGGGCGCTTTCGACCCTCGATCACCACGGACGGTGCGAGAATGAACGGCACTTGCCGATTTAGATCCGTGATACCGCCCGTGCGGGCCCAAAGTTGAAGTTGCGACCAGCGAGCGGCCTCGCGCTTGCTATCGAACTTGAGCCCATCCACAACCGTTTTGACGTTGCGATACTTACTCACCTTCTTCGCTTTAATGGTGGCGACGGTCATAGTGCAAACCCCATCTGTTCCGCCTTCGGCGCTGCTGGCTCGAATAGCGATTCCTGGCGCTGGGCGTCTTCGATACGGCGGCAGGCGATGTCGAAGTACTTCGGATCGCGCTCGATGCCGATGAAGGTTCGGCCTGCTTGTATCGCGGCGACTCCGGTCGTCCCGCTCCCTAAAAACGGGTCAAGTACAGATTGCGCGCTCGGAACAAAACTAAGGCACCACGCCATAAGCGCGACGGGCTTCTGTGTGGGATGTTGGCGAACGTTAGCCGTGTGCTCACTGGCACGAATCGCGCCAGCCCATAGGTGCCGGAATCCCTTCGCTCGCGTGAATACATTGGTCCACGCGATCTCCATTTCGCTAAAAGTGTCGTCCCATCCGTTTTGACACTTCTTGTCCCAGACGAGCACCCCGGCAGAAGACCCCATTACGCCGGCAAGGTGGTTCCCGCCCCAGACAATCCACTTGTCCGACATGGCCTTGATAAGGTCCCATTGCTCCTTCGTCATTCCATGACTATCCCAATTAGAAACGTCGTATGACTTAACCGATCGCGCACCGAGTCGATGACCGTTTGAGTTGCGGCCGGTCGCCCCGATAGTCGCCGCCGACGCAATATCAATCCCATACGGCGGATCAGTAATCACCGCATCCACGCGCTCGAGCGTCGGTAGGATCTCGCGGCAATCCCCCAGATACAGCGTCGCATCCCCAATCACCACGCGGTGAGGACTACTATTCACACTTCTTGCTATCTCTTCCATTCCCCCACCCCCATTACTTCCGTTCAGCCCAAAGCTTTGTCAGCCCGTCTTTAACCTGCTTCGCTTCCTCAGCGCTGACCATCTCGAGATTCGCTATGTAAGCCCGTCGATCAGCTAGCGGCCACTCGGAGATTTCTTCGAGCACGTCGCGCAGTTGGTCGGGTGTCACCGCAAATCCTCACGTACAGGGTTATCCACAAGTTTTTCGAGCACTTTCATAAACTCGCCATCGACCTCAATCCCTTGTTCCCGGATCCGATAGAGCAGGTCATAGGCAGCGCGTCGGACTGATTCGATTTGTTCTGGCGTGGGCCTCATGCTTGCCTCGCAGCGTTCTGCATTGCCTGAAGCGTTTCCATGGCCCGGAAAATCTGCGGCGTTGAACCGGGCGGAAGCGTCCACACGGTATGCGGTAGCATGGCGGAATCCATGACCATTACCGCTTCGCCGCGCTCTGCCATCCGGCGCAGCGCCTGGACGGTGGTATCGTTGCTCGATCCGAGGGCTTCCGCGATCTCCCATACGGTCGCGCCGTGCGGCTGGTCCGCGAAGAACTCGACGATCCGGGGCTTGAGTTGGCGACTCATGCAGCCTTCCTCGATCCGCGGAAGCTGTCCCAATCGAATGCCACCCAGATGCCGCCTTCGCGCAAACGGTCGAAACTACGTTCGCCTAGAAATTCCTTCATCCCCTTGGCACCCAGATTCGTCAGTAGGATCGTGGGCATCAGATCGCGATAGCGGCGGTTCAGCACGTCGAACAGAATTACCTGTTCGCCATCGGTTCCGTACTGCACGCCGATCTCGTCGATCACCAGCAACTTCACGGTCGACAACTCGGTGAGGACCGCGCTTTCCGTCATTTCCGAATCGCGGCGCCATGTGTCACGCACCATCCGAATCAGGTCCAGCGCGTTCAGATAAAGCGCCGTCCCGGAGACCATCACTACCATTGCTGCGGCAATTGCCAAGTGACTCTTACCCGTTCCAGGCTTGCCAGAGAAAACGACCGTAGTGCCTTCTCGATAGTGTTCGTCAAAGTTCGCCGCGAAGTCCATGGCGACTTCAAGCGCCTTTAGCTTCGGCTCGCTGTCGGCAATGTAGTTATCGAAGGTGCGGTCACGAAACCGCTGCGGGATTCCCGACATGCTCAATCTCTGTTCCATGCGACGCTGCCGATCCGATTCCTCGTCAGCAACGCGGCGCTTTTCTTCGGCGTCGCGCTGCTCGATTGCGCATGTCGGACAGCCAGACCAGAAAACCCGCGTCTTCAGAATCGGCATTTCCGTACCGATGGACTCGTATTCGCCGTGCGTTGCGCAGACAACCGTCTTGGTCTGCCGCACCGATTGCACTACCTCAGAAGCTGCCATCACCGTTAATACCCTCCCGGTAATCGATCTTGTCAAAGCCGCTGTGGCGGCTCTCTTTGCCCTTTGCTTTACCACCGCGGTCGCCAGCAATGTGCTGGCACGTCGCCTTCAGGAACGCAGCAGGATCGGCCGGCCTTTCGATCACCGCGCGGCGTACAGCCTCCATCACCGTCTCCGACTCGTAGGTCTTCACAAGTCCGCCGACAAACGTCCCGCACTGCTTGGCAGGCATTCCCGACTGCGCCAGCAGGGATTTGCCTGCACTCCAAAGTTCATCTTTCGTCATCACGCCGGATTCGTCCGGCGCTTCAGCGCCCGTACCGTTAGGTACGGAAAGGTTTTTGGTTTTTAAACCGGTTCCGGTTCCGGTTCCGGTGTCGTCTCTCCCACCGGATTCCCGCGTCTGTCCCGCGTCTGTCCCGTGGGACATTGTTGGGACTCCAGAGCTGTCCGGCGTCTTCCGCTCTGCTTCCATGCGTGCTCGGTACTCTGCTTTGCGTTTGCGCTCACCTTCCTTGCGGCCCATCATGTCCAGAACGCGCTCAACGATCGTTGAGTGATATAGACGGCCATCGTTTGCAGGCTGCCACCCGCGCATAAGAACGTCCTTGGCCTTGCTAAAGGCCGTTTGCTTCATACCCAGACGAGCGGCTATTAGCGCGTCCTCAGACGGCATGGAGCCGCACGGGACTTGCTGCCAAGCGACTGTCCAGAGCATAAGTAGCCACGGGCGCTGCTCAGGGGATGCAAGCGCCCACGTATCCGATTGCATGACACGTTCAAGGTCGAGCTCAAACCGCCAGCCCTTTGCTCGCGTGTCAGCGGGATACGGCGGTGCTGGCAAGTCGATCAATTACAGCCTCACAATCAGTTCACAACCGGCCCAAACAATCACGGCGCACAGGCAAGCCAGCGACGCAAAGAAAATTACTGCTCTCATCCTGTTCTCCCTATCTGTAAGGCGTTAGTACTGCTTATCTGGGTTAGGGCGCCGGCCGGTCCGACCGGCGCTTCCTTCAGTGTTTCTGGTCCTGCTGTGACCGGAGAATTAGATGGCCTGCCAACGCGAAAGCCGTCATCAATTCCGGATCGGTCCCTGCCTTTGCTTCCAACTCCCGTTCCAACGCGTTTTTATCAACCCCCACCCGCTCTCGGGCGTCCTCTACGGCCTGCCGGCCGATCTGAAGCGCCTCGCCTTCCGTCATGTCATAGGCCCCTCTGTGATGTGATTACTTCTTCCATGAGCGTCAACATCGCCATCCGCGCCAACCACTGAGACAAAGCACGGTTCCCAACTTCTCGTTCAAATTCTGCGATGTAGCGAGCTGGCAAATCCTGGCGGGGCTTGCCA